TGGTGTTGCTTTTGAAGAAGTAATCGGTTCAGTTTAATTAGAGGTTTAAAAAACAATTATGGCTAGAAATCAAGTCAATCCACCACCACTAAGAACGATATCAAACTTCAAGAGTAAGTTGACAGGTGGTGGTGCTCGTGCTAATCTGTTTGAAGTTGTCCTCACATTTCCAGATACATCTAAACCTGATTCAGATGTTCTAGATAAAGCAAGATTTATGGTAAAGGGTGCTAACATGCCAGCATCCAATGTTGCTCAAATCGAAGTTCCCTTTAGAGGAAGGGTTCTTAAAATTGCTGGAGACAGAACATTCGATTCTTGGACTGTTACCGTTATTAACGATACAGACTTTGCTATTCGTTCTGCTTTTGAAAAGTGGATGAATACAATCAATAGATTGTCTGATAACACAGGTTTAACAAATCCTGCAGATTATCAAGCAGATGCATATGTCTATCAGTTAGATCGTGACGGTTCTACATTAAGATCTTATCGTTTCTTTGATACATTCCCAACTCAAGTTGGTCCTATTGAACTTTCTTACGATGCTCAAGGGATTCAAGAGTTCACAGTTGAACTACAAGTTCAGTACTGGGAAGCAATTAAAGGATCTGGTCCAAATGCTGGTGGCGACGACATCAACTAAATAAAAGATATATAGAGTTAAAAATTATACTATGGCAAAACTTTTCGGTTTTTCTATTGAGGATTCCCTAAAGAAGTCCAAATCAATAATCAGCCCTGTTCCCAAGAACAATGAGGATGGGGTTGATAATTTTATTTCAAGCGGCTTTTATGGACAATATGTAGATATTGAGGGAGCATATCGATCAGATTTTGATTTAATAAAAAGATATAGAGAGATGGCACTTCATCCTGAAGCGGATGGTGCTATAGAAGATGTAGTAAATGAAGCGATAGTTAGTGATTTATATGATTCTCCAGTAGAGATAGAACTTTCTAATTTAAATGCTAGTGAAAGTTTAAAGAAAAAAATTAGGTCGGAGTTTAGATATATTAAAGAATTGATGGACTTTGATAAAAAGTCTCATGAAATTTTTAGAAATTGGTATGTAGATGGTAGATTATTTTATTTCAAAGTTATTGATGTAAAAAATCCACAAGAAGGAATACAAGATCTTAGATATATTGATCCACTTAAGATAAAATATATTAGACAAGAGAAGAAAAAGAAAAGTGATGATCCTACTATAAGAGTTAGAACTGATAAGGAAGTAGTTCCAAATCCAGAGTTTGACGAATATTTTGTTTATACACCTAAAGTACAACATCCAACATCAATGATTGGATCAATGGGATCAAAAGGAGCATCTATTAAGATTGCTAAAGATTCTATTGCTATGTGTACTTCTGGTTTAGTAGATAGAAATAAGAATCGTGTTCTTTCATATCTTCACAAAGCAATCAAGGCACTTAATCAACTTAGAATGATTGAAGATAGTCTTGTTATTTACAGATTATCAAGAGCACCAGAAAGAAGAATATTCTACATTGATGTAGGTAATCTACCAAAAGTAAAAGCAGAACAATACCTAAAAGAGGTAATGTCTCGCTATAGAAATAAGTTAGTTTATGATGCTAACACTGGTGAAGTTAGAGATGATAGAAAGTTCATGTCTATGATGGAAGATTTCTGGTTGCCTAGAAGAGAAGGTGGTCGAGGAACTGAAATTACAACTTTACCTGGTGGACAAAATCTTGGAGAACTTGCTGATATTGAGTATTTTCAAAAGAAACTTTATAGAGCATTAGGTGTTCCTGAATCAAGAATTGCTACTGATGGTGGTTTTAATTTGGGTCGTTCATCAGAAATCTTAAGAGATGAACTTAAGTTTGCTAAGTTTGTAGGACGTTTAAGGAAACGTTTTGCAAATATGTTTAATGATATGCTTAGAACTCAACTAATTCTGAAGAATATTGTTACTCCAGAAGATTGGAAATCAATGGAAGATCATATTCAATATGATTTCATCTATGATAATCAATTTGCAGAACTTAAAGAATCTGAATTAATGGAAGGAAGATTGAATATGCTTGCTACTATTGAACCTTATGTTGGTAAGTATTATTCTACTGAGTATGTTCGTAAGAGAGTATTACGTCAAACTGATATGGAAATAGAGGAAATTGATACTCAGATTGAAGATGAAATTCAAAAGGGAATCATTCCAGATCCATCAACGCTTGATCCAATAACTGGTGAACCATTACCTCAAGAAGGTGAAATGCCAATGGAAGGAGATCCAATGTCAATGGGTGAAATGCCTGTTGATCCTGATATTGCAGCACAAGCACAGCAAATTGATGATAAGTACGTAAAAGACACTAAGAAAGCCGAGTTATAAATAACAAATATATAACTATTATTAAAATGTCATGGAAGATCTTGTCGATTTGATTGCAACTGATGCTTCTGCAGCCGATGTATCCGATAAAATTAAGGATATTTTGTATGCAAAATCAGCAGAAAGATTACAGGTAGCAAAACCTATTGTTGCATCTCAAATGTTTGATGATCCTAGTGAGGGCGAAACCGTAGAACAGGAAACCGAAGAATGAAACTAATTACAGAAGAAATTTCTAACGTACAAGTAGTTACTGAAACCTACACTAAAGGTGGTAGTAAGTGTAAGCGTCTTTGTATAGAAGGTACATTCCTTCAAGCGGAAATTAAAAACCGTAATGGTAGAATGTATCCATTAGGTACTTTAAGTAATGAAGTTAAAAGGTATAATGAAGCTTTTATTGGTAAAGGTCGTGCTTTAGGAGAATTGGGTCATCCTGAAGGTCCTACAGTAAACCTTGATAGAGTATCTCATAAAATTACATCTCTTTGTCAAGAAGGTAATAATTTTAAAGGAAAGGCAACTCTTCTTGATACACCTATGGGTAAGATTGCACAATCTTTACTTGGTGAAGGTGTTATGTTAGGTGTTTCTTCTCGTGGTATTGGATCACTTAAAGAAGATCATTCAGGTACAAAAGTTGTTGGTGAAGATTTTCAGTTAGCAACTGCTGCTGATATCGTTGCTGATCCTTCTGCTCCAGATGCTTTTGTTAATGGCATTATGGAAGGAAAAGAATGGGTTTGGGATGGAGGACTTCTCCGTGAACAACTTGCTGAGAAAACAAAGAAATCAATTAATACATTAGTTGGTCAACGTGCTTTAGAGGAGCACAAGTTGGGTCTATTTTCCAATTTTCTAAATAACCTCTGATTTAACAAATCTATAAATAAGTATAGATTCTTACGAATCTAATAGTAAACCGTCCGTTGGTAACAAATTCACGACATGGAAAACATCGAAGAAAACGTAGTAACCAAGGGTGCAGCGAAGGGTGAACCACTACAAGCACCATCTGGTGCTGCAGTAGAAGACCTCGGTGGACCTACTCCTGAAAACTATCGTCCTGACGACGACTCTGCAAAACTTGATATGGGTAAAACCCTACAGCAAGTTAAGGATGTTGTAAATTCAAAAGCAGCAGCAGCAGAAGAAGTCGAGCACGAAGAGGAGACTGTTACTGAAGAAGAAACAACTACTGATGAAGTAGTTGCTGAAGAAGAAACAACCGAAGAAGAGGTTGTATCTGAAGAGGAGACAACTACAGATGAAGTTGTTGCCGAAGAAGAGACTACTGAAGAAGAAGTCATCGAAGAAGAAAGTTTTGACGTTGAAGCAGACGTTCAGGCACTTCTTGAAGGTGAAAATCTTTCTGAAGAGTTTCAGGACAAAGCTAGAACAATTTTCGAGACCGCAATTAAATCCAAGGTTGGAGAAATTAAGGAAGAACTCAATGAGGCATATGCTGCTGCTCTAGTTGAAGAACTAGACACAATTAAAGTAGGTCTTACTGAAAGAGTTGATTCTTACCTTGAGTACGTTGCTGACGAGTGGATTCAAGAAAACGCACTTGCAGTAGAAGCTGGTCTTAAAACAGAAATGACTGAATCATTCCTAGATGGAATGAAGAGTCTTTTTGAAGAACATTATGTAACTATTCCTGAAGAAAAATATGATGTACTTAACAGTATGGTAGATAAGCTTGATGAAATGGAGAATAAACTCAATGAGCAGATCAATAAGAACATTGGTCTTACTCGTAGATTAGCAGAATCCTCTGCAGATGGTATTTTTACTGCTGTAGCTGAAGGTCTTGCAGACACTCAGAAGGAAAAACTTGCTAGTCTTGCTGAAAATATTGAGTTTGAAAGTGAGACAGACTATCGTGAGAAACTAGTAACACTTAAGGAATCTTATTTCCCTACAAAGAGTACTAGTGCTCCAAAAAGCACCTCTGAAAATCTATCTGAAGAGGTTTCAACTGATGAGGTAATTTCGGAAGAAGTTAACCCAACAATGCAAGCCTATTTGAATACGCTTTCAAGAGCTGCTAAAAAGTGATTTTTAAATTATTAATTTCAAACAAATAAAAAGGTAAACTTAAAATGCAGATGTTCAATACTGAATATCTTCAGGAAAAGTGGGCTCCTATTCTCGATTATGACGGACTTGATCCAATCAAGGACTCTCATCGTAGAGCGACAACCGCTATCCTGTTAGAAAACCAAGAGAAAGAATTACGTGAAGAGCGTTCTTTCCTTACAGAAGCCCCAACAAACTCTACTGGTTCAGGTGCAAACGCAGGTTTCTCTGCTGATGCTGCTGCTGGTGGTCCTACTGCTGGTTTCGACCCCGTTCTAATCTCATTGATTAGACGTTCAATGCCAAACTTGGTCGCATATGACCTTGCTGGTGTTCAACCAATGAATGGTCCTACTGGACTAATCTTCGCAATGCGTTCACGCTACAAGACACAGAGTGGCACAGAAGCATTATTCGACGAAGTAGATACAGGATTCTCTGGACAAGACTCAGGATTCAACGAAACAGATGGCATGACAAATGCTGCTGTTGGTTTGGGTACAACTGCACAGTCTGGTTCAAATCCAAGTGCTCTTAATGACGCTTCACCTGGAACCTATAACGTAGGTCAAGGTATGCGTACAGACGCTGCTGAAGGACTCGGTGAATCTGAGCACTTCAACCAGATGGCATTCAGCATCGAGAAAGTAACAGTTACTGCTAAATCTCGTGCGTTGAAAGCTGAGTACTCACTAGAACTCGCTCAAGACTTGAAAGCAATCCACGGATTGAATGCAGA